CGGATGCCGCGCTACCAGTTTGCATACCGCGATCACCCAAGCCTTGACGGGCGCGAGACTGCGCTGTTTCAAGCTCTTGCTCCTGCTCTGCGGTCAATCCGCCACCCGTAGCGCGTGACATTGCTTCGCTTTGTCCTTGACGGAAAGGTTCAGCAGCACGGCGGGTTTGTTCAATATCACGCCTCATTGATTCATTTGCGCGATTAAACATCAATGCCTGCGCAAGAATGCTGGCAGCAGCCGTACCACTACGAGTCAGATTAGGGTAGCGATCTAACAAGTCACGAAACTCTTGAATCCCTGCTTCTGCTTGTTCAGCAAAACCGCCACCACCCCCTCCGCGTCCAACATCAACATCCATTCTGTTTAAAGTAAAGTCTTCTAATGGAGTAAGCTCTCCAACTGGCCTTGTGCCGTAGGGGGCGAAAAAGGACTGGTTCTGATAATAAGCACTTGTTGGGCGATTAAACATCGCTTGAGAATAAGGGTCTTCAGAAGTAAATCTATTGCCCGTTGCCGCATCATAAACACGGGGAACTGGCGACATTTGCATCAAATCTTCTGGTTGTTCTCTTCCAGTTAGCCTTTGATAAACACTTGGTCGCCTTTCCGGTATAGCAGGGTCTTGTTGGAAATTCTCATAAATTGGGAATTCTCTTTCTGTTGGAACGCGCTCACCCCTGAAATCACTCTCAAAACTACTAGAGCGCGGAACACGACCTATCTGGCTTTCTGGTGCAGTAATAGTGTCAACTATATTGCTTCGCGTTGTTCCATAAGACACTGGTGGTCTATACCTAGAGTCAAAATCATAAGGGTTATAAAACTCAGGCAAGCCAGTATCGGGGTTAATCGTGCCAGCACCACCCGCTTCCATCAGCATGTCAGCCTCTTCAGGCGTAATGTGAGCAAGCATAGTGTCACCACGCCGACCCATGCGACGCAGCATCTCAGCCATTGATTTGGCATCACCCATGCCACGACTACCAGCGATCATTTCGATAATTTTCATATTAAAGACCTAATGCCTTTCTAAGACGTAATGAGCGAGTATTCCAAATATCGCTTTGTGCATTTTCTTCGCCACCAAAAATAGGTTCTTTCTGACCAATAATTGCTGCTGTTGGGCTAGTGCCAACTACACGGGGGCTAATTGAACTTTGAACGCCCCTTGGCTTTCTAACAGAAGCGGTGCGCACATCCAAGTTTGCGGTTCCACCTGTATCATCAGGAGGAATCAATGGCGTATCCTCTGCCATAGACTCTTCCAACAGATCAATCAAGTCTTGGTCAGTCAACTCATTCAAGTCAACTGGCTCGGCAGCAAGCTCACCTTCTTCCCCACCACCAGCAACACCACCCTCTTCCCCGGCAATAGCGTCACCAAGTAACTCGCTGCCAGTCATTTCTTCCACAGGGCGAGTTGTAGCGCCTTCTCCTGCCATTTCATCGCCAGCGCCTATGCCGCGCTCTGGCGCTTCCATTTCGCCTTCTTCTTCTACCGGCAATATTGTTGCGCCACCACCTTCATCAGTTATGCCGCCAGCAGACTCAGTTCTTGGCGCTGTACTTGGTTTTGCAGCAGCCGCAACATCCGTTGCTCTTTGTCCTGTACGAATATCTGGATCAGGATTTGCCAAAATACCACTTTGACCACCGGAAACTTCTACAGGAGTTAATGACGAATCTCCAGCCCTTACTGACGGTTCCTGCAAAATTTGTTGTTGATACTGCTGCGTATTTGGATCAAAAATAATTCTTTGAACCGTTCCATCTTGGTAAGTTACATCTCTAGCTTGGAATACCTCTCCCTGCTCATTCTTTACTGTATATGGGCTACCAGTTTTTGCACTAGCAGGAACAACCATGTCGCCTTCAGCAAACATTTTTGGCGAACTAGGTATGCCAGAAATCATTTCTATATCGCTAACTGGCGAACCATCAATCCTTGATCCTGCCAAAGCCGCCATCTCTGGAGAAATAGGCGGAAAATATGCCGTAGCATTTTTAATCGTTGGTTGTCTTAGCTCTTGAGTGGCTATATCGCCTTCCTTAATTAAGGCACCAACGCCAGCACCAACCAATTCACTAGCAAGATTGCCACCAGCAGCAGATCGACCTAATGCTTCGCCAAGGTCTGCGGTGTAGCCTGCTGCACGACCACCCTCTTCAGCGCCAAGTGACGTTGCGCCGGTTCTTGCCAATGATGCGCCAGCAGAACCAGCAGCACCAAAAATAGCTGACTCACCAACATCTGCACCAGTAACTACTGCTCCAGCAGCAGAACCTACTGCACCACCCACTGCGCTAGAAAGTGCGTTTTGCGCTGCATTTGTAGAGCCAATAACTTTAGAGGCTTGCGCACCAGCTACATTACCTAATGGCTGTGCAATAAATGAACCTAATGCGGCCTTACCAATGTCTTCAATGTCTCCACCTTGGGAGGCAGTAATTGCTGCCGCAGTAATGGGCTGCGTAGCCAAAGAAATTGCCGTTGCTGAAGCACCAACAGCACTACCTACGGCGGCAACGGCATAAGGTGCGGCAATAGCGATTGCTAAAACTTCTGGATTTTCGGCAACATATTCAATGGTATCAACAATGACTTCGCCAACGTTTTCAACGGCCTCGCCAACAAACTCAACAACGTCGCCAAGAGCATCTGCTGCGCCTTCAAGAATATCTGCTACAACGCCCATAGTTATGCACTCCTTTTCGGCCCAGTTTTTACAGTAACAAAAAACTCACCTTTATTGGTGCGACGCACGTTGTAACCCATCTCTGGATTGGGTGGATTCTTAGCAATTAACCGGAAAACAGAAAGAATAGTTGGGTCAGTAAATTTTGTTGCAACAGTATCAAAACCCATTTTGTAACAAGCTTTGATAAACTCTATGCCGTTTTGCACATAGTTTATGGCAGTATCAGCATTGATTGCTCTAAACCATCCAATACCGGGCGCTGATTTATGAATAATAAAAAGTGTGTTGCCTTGACGAACAAACAAGGTATCATCCATTTGGAGTTCGGCATTAACACCACTAACAGCATCGCCTTGCATAACGGATGAATCAGTGTTCATCGCGGCAATACCAATAATGTCCTCTGGACTTAACTCTTGCTCTCGGCTGTCTACCATCTGAACCATAATTACCTCATTGGGTCAAAGATTGCTGCGGAATACACATTCCCCATTCCAGCGGCAAGACTAAGTATCAGCCCATCAGGAGTCTCGCAGTCTTCGGACAAGAAGATGTGGTCTTTTTCCGTCCGGTTAGGAATAGCAGGTACAACACCATAAACTAGATTGTCAAGCAAAAGTAGCGTTTCTAGCAAGCCCGAAGCGCCCATTGTGTGACCTATTTTTTGCTTATAAGATGTTGCTATAAAGCTATCTAAAGTTTTAAACAGAGCCATTGATTCGGATTCATTGTTTGATTCCGTGCCAGTGCCGTGAGTTTTTACAATAGCAATGTCTTGGGGATTAACCTCACCATACAACATAGCTCCTTCAATAGCAGACACATAGCCACTTCCGTCTTGCCTTTGACCAATGGCATTGTCATGTTTCTCTGCGGCATGATATGCGCTGACCAGCCTAGCCTTGGGTTTTAAGTTGTAGTAATTGACTTCGCCTTCTGATTGCAAGACAGCAAAGGCAGCACCCTGACCTACATAGAAGCCACCGTTTTTACGATCAAATGCGCTTGGAACCGTGTTTTCTTTGATTTCCTTATCCAGCGTCAAACTTGCACCCGAATCCCCAAAGAACTCCAGCACAGAATTGGATACAGCGTCCTCTACGGTCAAAATAATGAAGCGGGTATATCCGAATGCCTCCAGCATAATGCAGTCCATCAGCGCCTTTAAACTGGATGTGCAGGCCGTTGCATCCGTGGCAACATAATCAGGTTCACAAATCTGGTTTGCCAGCCTGCCAGCAATAACTTGCGTCAAGGAAAAGGGCAAGAACTTGTAGATGTAATGCAGTTGTGTGTTCTTTTGGTTTTCTCTAGGATTGATCCCGGCAAAGTGACTGTTGCCACTGGCTAGAATGAATGCAGTTTTACCAAGTGCCGGGTTTTTCTTTAGCCACTCTAGGGTTGCAGGTGCCAATACCATGTTGGCAAGGTTGTGTGGTGCGTACTTGTAGCCGTGCTTGGTGCCTTGATAGCTTTCAGGGATGAAATGCACCCGTTGAGGATGAATAACATCATTCATCAAGGTTGTTTTATCTGTGGAAATTGTGTGCCCAAAGGTCAGATAGAGACTCATTTCATGGCCTCCAGCGCAGCTTCCATATCAATCTTTTCAATTCTGGCGTTTTTAACCAAAAAATCCCGCATCTGACCGACAGTTTCAGGCTGCATCTCTTTGCCTTTGGCTTCCGATACGTCAAAAGCATCGCAAAGATACATGCCAATAATGAAACCATCTAGGCTGTCAATGTTTAGGCTTTCAAAACGCTGCGCCATATCAGTAGCCAATACTGTCGATTTCCCGACAGGCTTTGCCACTGCCATTGCAGCATTAAATAAACGGAAAAAGTCTGCATCCTCAATCATTACGTCACCCCCAGTGATCTTGCTATCTGCTCATGTATTAACAAATGACTATTTACCCAGTCGTAAAAGTCATCTTCTTGGTTGAAATCCAAGTCTAGCAGATTAAAAGGATCGTTAAGGTTAAGAATTGTGGCGTAGCGTTGGTGTTCTTGTTGATGAATGAGTAGCCAGTCATCAAGGTCTTGCGGGTCGGCATCCGTAATTGGATAGCGCGGTACATAAAAGCCGGAATCAGTCAGTCTTTCCCAAAAAACTTGGTGTTGAATGGCGTTTTCAAAAAGAAAGTCTCGGAGGCTGTCTGGCTCCCCAAAAATCGGGGTTGCCAGCGCATCCATGTTTAGGCTCATCTGTCAGCCTTTTGGTCAAGACGATCAAATATCTTGCCCAACATGCCTTTAATTTCGTGGATGTCTGATCGGTAATCATCCCGATTGACGTACATCATGGGCATTTCCGCTATTCTGTCTTCGATTCTCACGATTGAGCGCGAGATACTGTTTAGTATCCACCCAAAAGCGGCTCCTGCGGTCGCAAAAAGAATGTTGATTAGGAATTGGGGTTCCAATTTTAAACTCCGTAATAGGGTACTTTTTTATCAACACCAGCAACCTTAATTGTTATGTAACCTTCTGGCACCAATGGAAGCGAAGACGTAGCAAACGTAGCGCTTGCACTTGTATTGCTCAGATTTACTTGCGTTGCAACAATAGTAGCGTTAGAAGCTGCGGTCAAACGTCCTTGTGCATCAACGGTAAAAGTGCCAACAGAACTAGAATTTCCATAATTTCCAGCAGCAACAGCCGTATTCCCAAGATCAACAGTAACATTGCCTGTTAATGCGCCACCTCCATCTAAACCAACGCCAGCAATAATTTCAACTGTATTAGCAACAGCGCCAACAACATTAGCTACAGGCACAGAAGTCAACGACAAGGTTACGTTTCCAGTTAATGCACCGCCGCCAGCTAATAATCCGCCAGCAATAACATTAACGGTATTTGCCGCTGCGCCGACATTGGCTGCATTTAAAACGACCGCACCAGTTTGACCATTGACTGAGCTAACGCTATTTGTTTGATCTATTTTTTGCCATGCAGTGCCATTAAAAATAGCCCAGTCGCCAATTTGCCAATCCGTAATGCCATCTAGGTTTGTGCTACCAGCAGTACTAACAACGTAATAATCTCCGTTCGTTCCAACGCCAGAAGCCAGCGCAGGCAAGTTTGCACTGGCATTCCATGTGCCTTTGTACGTCAGTCCTGATGTACCACCACCAATAGTAACGACGGTTTTTAACATGGCTAATCCTTATAGGCCATCGCCCGGAGTAATGTAAATTTGTGCCGTACCACTAACGGTAGCGCCAGTAAAATAAGCATTTGGCACAAAACTAAGAATTTCATCGGTGCCGGGCAACAACGGCAAAGAAGGGCCTGTTGTTGTTACTACTGACGCATTGTTGGAAGCATCAGAAGCAGACGAACCATAACCAAGAAACACGGTTACAGAACCAGCGTTAATAATTCGATATTGATTTCCACCAAGCGTTGTTGATACCGCCTGAACAGAGGTGGGCGCAGTAACGTTTGCAGTAAAAGCAACCGTATTGCCTAGCTTTGTGAAAGCGTTAATCCCCATTTGCTTTCTCCATAATCTCGTCAATCGTTTCTTTAACTTCCCATGAGTTGCCATTCATGCCAAAAGCAATCGTGATCTTTTCACCATCTTCTTGGGTATGCTCAAAAAACGATGCAATAAGGTCAGAATTAAGAATTAAGCCTTCTCCAATTCTTCCTTTGGTTGCATTTGTTAGTTTAATAAGTTTCATGCAGCCACCTCTTGTTGCTCAACCCACGAAGTTGTGGCCTCATCCCACGAATAACGTTTGGGGTTTTCTTCCGTACCAACATCAGTTGGGTAAGGAACTGGTGCTTCCCACAAACAAGTGGTTTCATTGAGCAACCATGACGCATAAGGCGTAGGTGGAATAAACGCATCCCGACCTGCATCGTAGGTATAGCCAAGACCCGCATAGTTCTTGCGAAGTGCTTTGCTTTGGTCTGCGCTAGGTTCACCAGTGTTGGGATCATAGTGAACACCGCCACGGGTGTTGTACGAAGTTTGCTTGTAAACATCGCCAGTACGAGCGCAGAGTTCTGCTTCTTTACCATCATCCTCATCACGACCAACCGTAACAAAAATTACAATGTTGTTTTCGTCTAGTTTTGCAAAATGCGCCATGTTATCTCCTTAACTTAATGTGACGGTTTCTGATGTTGTTGAGGTAGCAGTTACAGTGTAAATGCGGAAGTTTCCAGATGTAGTAGAGGACTGCGTAACACCGCCACTAAATGTTGCAGCATATTCAAATGGAACTCGAATAATAACTACACCAGAACCACCAGCGCCACCTGTGCCACTAACAGAATTAGATGATCCAGCACCGCCACCACCACCTCCTGTGTTTGTACTGCCAGCCGTTGCAGTTCCGCTAGTTGCGCCATTACCACCGCCACCAGTTCCGCCTGTTCCGGCAGTTTTTCCAAGAGTAGATGATGCGCCACCACCACCTCCGCCGCCGCGAGTAACACTTGATCCTGTTATTGTGGAAGCAACACCATTACCTCCATTGCCACCAGCGCCACTTGTCGCGGTTGCGCCAACCGCACTTGCGCCACCTCCTCCGCCAGCCGTACCATTTGCACCGCCACCACCGCCGCCGCCAGCATAACCTTGATTAGCAGTGCCAGAACCCCCTGCTCCTGTTTCAGATGCTTTGTTTCCGCCACCAGAACCACCAGAAGCTCCTAATGCGCTTCCATCCCATCCACCAGCGCCACCACCAGTTGATGTAATTGTTGAAAATACAGAATTGGAACCGTTTGTTCCTCCAGTTGTTCTAGCAGAACCACCAGTTCCTCCTGCTCCAACAGTAACGGTATAAGACGTTCCAATAACAGCACTTACAGCAGATTCAGCAGATGCCCCGCCACCTGAAGTTCCGACAGAAGTACGGTAGCCACCAGCACCACCTGCTCCACCAGTTGAGCCTTGTCCGGTTGCAACTTCACCACTACCACCACCACCGCCAGCAATAACTAAGAAATCAGTACTTACCGTTCCTTTTGCTGCAAAAGTTACCGTTTCTGATGTGGTTGATGTAGCTGTAACAGAATAGATATTAAAGCCACCAGACTGCGCTACAGAATAAGTAACACCACCGGAGAAGGTTCCGACAATATTGTCAGGCACTCTAATGATGACAATGCCAGAGCCGCCGTTACCGCCACCACCATAATTTGTAGCGTTACTTGAGCCACCACCGCCGCCACCACCACCTGTGTTTACTGTACCAGCCGAGCCAGTTGCCACAGTTCCAGTTCCTCCAGCAGCAGCTCCATTTCCACCGCCACCTGAACCGCCTGTTCCAGCAGTTCCGCTTGTGCGGTTATCACCACCGCCGCCGCCACCGCCTCCTGCCCTAGTAACGCTTGAGCCTGTAATTGATGATGCAACACCATTTCCACCGTTACCACCTACACCGTTTCTTTCTGTACCGCCTCCAGCAGCACCAACAGCACTTGCTCCTCCACCGCCGCCACCACCATAATTGCCAGCGCCACCACCATATCCTTGATTAGCAGTTCCAGAACCAGCGGCTCCAAAATAACCACCAGCACCACCAGAGCCGCCGTTACCACCGGCAACATTAGAAACGTATCCACCTCCGCTACCACCACCAGTAGATGTAATATTGGAAAATACAGAGTTACTTCCTTGCGACCCTGAAGTTCCATTAAAAGCAGCAATTCCATTGCCTCCAGCACCAACTGTGACGGTGTATGCAGTTCCAAATACAATGGATAATTTAGATTCTGCTGATGCTCCACCGCCACTAGTTCCGGCAGATGTACGATAACCTCCAGCACCCCCGCCGCCGTGAGAACCTGCTCCACCACCACCAGCAATTACCAAGAAGTCAGCTTGTGCGCCTTCAAAGAAGGTCACGGTTTCAGATGTGGTCGAAGTCGCAGTAACGGTATAGATGTTAAAACCAACAACAGATGTGGAAAGAGATGAAGTTACGCCACTAGAAAAAGAAGCAAAGTGTGTTGATGGGATTTTGATAATGACTACGCCGGAACCACCAGCGCCGCCAGTAGAAGGATTGATTCCAGACCTCCCACCTGCGCCGCCGCCGCCACCGCCAGTGTTTACACTTCCAGCAGTACCATCGGTTGTTCCATATGGAGCGCCCGCACCACCGCCGCCTGAACCTCCAGTGCCGCCTGTTCCTCCACTGTTGTGAGCGCCGCCACCGCCACCACCACCACGGGTTACAGATGATCCAGTAATTGAAGATGCTGTACCAGCACCACCGTTGCCGCCATTGTTTCCAGATGCATTAGCGCCCACTGCGCTTGCACCGCCGCCACCTGCGCCAGTATCATTTGAGGCTGATCCATTACCGCCATTGCTACCCTGTCCAGATGTTGCAGAGCCACCAGTAGTAGATACTCCAGACGCGCCGCCTCCAGAACCACCATTGCCACCATTGCCACTGCGACCACCTCGACCACCACCAATCGAAGTAGTAGTGTGAAAAACACTATTTGATCCAGCAGTGGAAAGAGTACCGTCTAAACTAGAAGAAGTTCCTCCTGCGCCAACCGTTACGGCATACGCCGTACCCACCAAAAAAGATTGTGCAGTAAGCTCACGATAACCGCCCGCACCACCTCCACCACCACCGGCGTGTTGACCGCCACCACCACCACCCGCTATAACAAGGAAGTCGGCAGTAACAACTTTGCCAGCGTAAGAGGCAAAAAGTGCCTGAATAATTCCTGTCATGTCAGATTCGATCCAGAAATTACCCAAGTTGTGCTTGCAATTTTTACTGCGGTTGCAATACCCCATTGGGCAAGAGTTCTATTTCCAGTAGCTCCTGTCGATGACAAGTACAAAGTGTCCGTTGTCAAAGCAACAGTAACCGCATTAGCAGAACCATTCACAATCGTAATAGCTGTACCAATAGTAAACGCGACATTAGAATTTGCTGGAAATGTATACGTTGCCGCAGCTTGGCCTGTTGGGTGATAAATTTGTTTACCCGCATCTCCAATAACAACGTTGTAATTACCGTTTTGGATATTTTGTGGGATGCCCATGTAGCCAACAACATTAACGCTATCTGATGTTGCATTAGAAGCATTGGCACTAATTGAGCCGCTGCTAATCGTAACGTTAGATAACGTTAAATTGCCGATAGTCGTTGCAGTATTTCCCAACCCGATTGTTGTATTACCAATCGTGACGTTACCAACGGTACTTGTTCCGCTTTGAATAGTAACGTTTGCCAACGTCATGTTATTGAGCGTCGTTACTGTATTGCCTAGCTGAATGGCTGTATTGCCTAATGTAATTGTTGTAGCAAAATTTGCATCTAGCTGTGCTAATGGAATTGTCGATGTTACATTTGCAAATATATTGGGTACTGGCATTTAGAACCTCGCTCTCAATTCATGCTCAAACTCAAAACCGTTAATTGTGAATGGAGTAACGCTGCCATCTAGCGTGATCCCCAAATACTTACCAAACATCTTGGCATCTTTCTTATACAAAAAATAACCGCCACCAGCACTATTTGGAGCAGCCCATCCAATAATATTACCCAATCCGTTAGACCAAGAAATTGGCGCTCCTAGATTGTTTATCCAAATAACTGAGTTAGAAAAATCTATTGCTGGCGATTGCTGATTTTCTGAATCAACATACGCATCAAAAATAATTGCTTCATTACCAAGAGTTGCTTCAATGCCAATCTTTAATGCCTGCTTGTCACGGATTGGATCACCCATTGGCAACAAAGCAGTTTCTAATATCATCTCTACCGGATTCAAAACATTTTCATAAAACTGGAATAGGTTTTGACCTGAAGTTCCATATAAATTTAAAAATCCCGATTTAAAAGCTGGCACTACATAATAACAATCGCTTAATTGGTTTGTGAAGAACCATTTGCGCTCAAAGAAAGCTGCTTGCAACCAACGTTCTGTACCATCGTCGTTAAATTTAAAGTTAAATACGGCGCAAAGAATATTGTTAATTAAGCATTGACCACCAGTAATTTCTTCTGCAAAGTTAATTAACGGAAACACACCATCTAACGGATCGCTAATCTTGGTTGTGGTTGCGCCAACCAGTGCATACACGCCGTATTCGTTCATAAACAATACCGAACGGAAATACGGAAAGATAGCGTGTTTTAACGACGAACCTACCGACGCTGATACGTTAGTGTTGGTAAATAATGAAGTACCGCTAGTCGAGTCAATTCGCACATCCGAAAATACGTTGATGCTGTCTTCGCCAAACACATACAAAAAGTTATTCGCAGAAAGAATGCGAGTAATAACCGTGCGCAAGGTGGAGTCACTGATCGTCAAAAACCCTGCTGACGCATTTATAAAGTCATTGTAAGTATCTGCCGCCGTGTAATACACAGTTCGGTCTTGAGCAATCCAAGTGCGCCCAGAAAACGTCGCAATGTCTGATCCGCTTTGGTTTAAGATCGTGCAAGTCACATTGGCATTGGTACCAGCGCCAGCAATCGTCACCGTTGGCGGCGAGGTATAACCTGTGCCAGCCTCGGTAACAATAACCTCAGATACCGCATTAGCAACAATAACCACCCTGCCTGTTGCTTGGACACCATTGGCTTCATTTGGAGAGCCAAATGTTACTGTCGTATTGGCTGGCAAATAGCCGCTTCCAGCGTTATTGATTGTTATGGTATTGACGCTGCCAATAGATAGCAGATTAACGCCATCCCACGTTTTATAGCCTTTTACGGGGTCAATAATCAGGGCGCGTTCATTGCGCCACTGCGTAATCATTACATCCGAATTTGAAAACGTATTCGCTGCCGCAATGTTGCCTTGCGCACCCGTCGTAATATTGACGTATTGCGCTGAACCATTGTTTTGGAAGGCCAACACATATTCGTTATTGTTGATATTGACCGAACCCATGAAGCTAACGTTTGCTGCAAAAGCAACGTTAGCAAGCTGTTGGTTGCCGGGAACAATCTTTAGATTGCCAAAACCGATTGGCTGGATATTTTCCAACCAGCTAAATTCGCCATCGCCAATAACCGTGCGGTTATTTTTGGTATTAAGACCCTTAAAGTCTTTGACTACGGCATAACTTTTTTTCTGTTCCGCCGCCGCCATGCTAGTACCCCGCTGTGTAAGGTGTAGGTAGCCTGCGCGTAAAGGTTGTGTTCAGAGCTTCCATAACGTGCTTGCTGTATTCCTGCTTGAATATTTCAGCTTCGCCGTAGGACTGCTCTTGGTATTTTGCTATGTAAGCGGCGTAAAAAGGCACCGCTTCAGTAAATGGGGTAGGTAATGTTTCAACTTCAGAACCGCTGACCATTGGATCAACCAAGACAACGGTATCAATCTCCATTTGATATTCTTGATCTGGCTTGGGGCCAATAAAAATCTTCTTTGGGCCGTACATAGAAAACCCTACGGGGCGACCCGTATAGTTTTGCCAGTAACGTAGTTGCGCATTAAAGTCTGTCCAAGGAAGGTAATACAGCGGAATGCGAGAGTTTCCCCAATAGAGGATTACATTCAGCACATCGACGGTATTAACGCCTTCTGGTAGGTCGGCAAAGTCGATGGTTTCGACGTTGTAAGGTACAGTGTGATTCTGCAAAACGCGATTGCACCCTGTGTCTCGGACAAGGGTGTTACGCCCATCGTTTATGTAATCCGTTAGCTCTGCATCTGTCCAGAAGTTCGCATTAACGTCATGCAATAAACGCCGGGTTTGCGTTATATAACCTGACAGCGTATCTGCCATGATTAACCATTAAGATTTGCAACTTTCGCCGCACCCTTTGCCTTTGGCATTGGGGCGGCTACTCGTTCCACCACTGGGGCTGACAAGTGGACTGGTTTAATAGGCTCTTCATTAGACGAAGCTGACTCTCTTGAAAAGGAGAAATGACCCAGTTTTTCCATTGCCATGTTGAACTGGTTGCTCATCTTCATCCATCCAAGCCTAATAAGATACGGCTCTTTATTGTCATCGCCATAACCAAAAATATGCTTTGCTGCAACTTCAGGAATCTCCACCACTTTATTAGGCTCGAAGTGGTACACCGTACCATCCAAAGCGTCAGAAAATGGCTCAGAACCGTTGTTACAAACAAAGATTATGGTCATAGCGAGACAATATCTCCATAAAGGGCAATATCGCAGGTAACTGCGGCATTGACCGAACAATTAACATAAAGCACGCGGGCAGTTTGAACATCAGTGTTTGCAGCAGAAGCCAATGTCAAGTCATCAAACTTCGTTGTGCCAGTTGCGGCACTCAAGGCTTGATCGGCTGCAATGGCAGTGCCCCCACCGCTTGCGGCGGTGAAGACACCCACATTGGCACCACTTGCATTACCACTAAAGTTAGATAAAACTATCCGACGCACAATGTATCTCGTTGCGGCTTGAGCAACCAGAGTTGTAACATCGCCCGTTGCGCTCAAACTTACTGCTGTTTGATTTGCAAGACGAACGTTGCCAAACGAATCTGGGTACTCATGGCCTACTGCATTTGCGTCCATAGTTCCCCCTTATGCGTAGGTTTCGCCAGCAGCTTGACCGCCGTTAATATCCAGCAGAGTCACTGTTGCATTGCCAGAAGAGTTCTTAGCATACACATTGACACCATCAGAAATAACAACGCCACCAGTGTTAGCCGCCATAACGGTAGCATTGGAGCTGCCGTTATATGCCAGCACAGTAACGTTAGCGGACGGGAACATGACATAGATACCTGCCGGAATGACAGTACCGTTGCCAGTTGCCACTGCATTAACAGTAACAGTCTGAAAGTAAGCGCCGGGAGTATTGCTTTGAGCGCCAGCCAGAATGATTTTATTGGTTGCGAGAGACATGTTTTCCTCCTTACAGGCTCAAAGAGTTGTAGCCCGTAATTTTCGTCATGGCTTTCGGCTTGGTGTTTACCAGTTCTGCAATCATCAGAACCGCACCAACGTAACCAATCTGGAAATTAGGAAGCGTAGACTCAAAGCCAGTGAAAGCGAACGATGCCTGCTCATGAATATAGAGCGAGAGATAATTCGTGTTCAGCAGGTAGAGAGTACCTTCTGGGCAATATGGGTCAGGATAGATAGGCACGCCAGCAACCATCAGGGCGCGGAACGCAGCCTGTGGGCCATTGGCATCGCCATCAAAGCCGGAGCCGGGTGTAATCATGTAACTCTCTTGGCCTACATAATCCTGCGCCAAAAGTGTCCATGTACCAAAGCCGCAAACACCAAAAGTCGGAACTTCAGCGCCGTTCTTTACGGTGCCGGAGATGTATTGCAGAACGTTTTGACGGGTTGGATTAACCGAACCGGCTGCGTACTGCTTCGACTTCCACCATGTGTCCGTTGTACGGTTGATGTTACCGTAGGTTGCGGTACCAGTACCATCATCAACTGCCGCAGGCAGACCGATGAATTGCTGGTTGTTGGTGGTGTTGTTGTATAACGCAGTTGCCATCGAATCCATCATCACGTTGGTCGCATCGTTCATGCGAGCTTCGATCAGAGGGATGATTGCGTAGTCCTGCTGAACTGCGCCTTCCATGCCGAGGAACGGCACTGGCGACACCAGCAGTTTCAAGTTAAATTCAGCTTGGTAAGCACCCTGCTGAACGGAAGGCTGTGCGAACGAACCGGAATAGTCCGACCACTGAGCATTCACGAATTGAGAACCCTGAACAGGCACCGACACAGACGACACACCGCCAGAAGCAGTCTGCGAGTTTGCGATCAGCGCCGCCATCAGGGGCGTTGAGTTGTAGATTTGTACGACCAACTTCGGGATAAATGCCCGACGAGTGACGTAGGTCAACTCGTTGTACTGATTAGTACCCGAAGCCGGAAGAATGCCGCCACCAATAGGCATAATTTACCTCCGAAGTTTAAAAAAAGCCCCTTACAAACCTATCGGCTTTGGATTCTTGCGTAATTCAGCCAAAGCCAACGCTGCGTTTTCACGCGCAGCACCCACTGGGTTCTTCATATAGCCCTTAATGTCCATACGAGACATTACAGGGCTTGGATAACCGGGTGTCGGCACGGCTGACTGCTTCATGTGCCGCCAGTAATCAGCGGCAGTTTCATGGTTAGCAATGCCTTTTTCGGTCATCAATTTTTCAATCTCTAGGATTTCATCATCAGACTGTGCCAACCCTTGCTCTTTCAAACGATTGCGGCGCTTGGACAGTTCTTCGCGCACATCACGGGCACGAAGTTTGTTTTCAAGCTCTTCAACACGCTTCTCTGCCGCCGATGCGCGTGAATTAACAATCTCTTCCATTTCCAACTCTGGCACGGGAAGGTCAGGATTGACCTCTCTTGCCAACTTTAGAAAGGATTTGCGTGTCTTGGGGTCTTCGGACAAGCGCTTTGATAACGCTGCCAGTTCCTCAATCGCTTCGGGAGAATAGTTTTCCAGACTCATGATTTAGCCCCTTTGTGAATTAGTAAACTTTCTTGGTATCGCCCGGCTTGCTCATTGTCATGGCGTTGCGTTTGCCGGTTTTAGAGGCATTCGACAAGCCACCCATTTCAGAGAAGCGAGGGGTGTTATAAATCTGACCATTCATTTGCGAGTTGTCAGTTGGGCGGCGAACACTCATCGCACCCTTTGGCTTAAAAAGTTCCATGATTGCTCCTTACATTGGTAAAGGTGGTGCGGTAGTTCCCGCAATAGGCGCTGACATTGCTTCTCTTTGACCCGGCGTAGCGCCACCGGCCTGTGGCAAAGATTGAATCATCTGGATAATTTCAGAAGGCATTAGGCGGCGCGTATCTGCTTCGCGCTCACCAAAGCGACGAGTAATTTCTGCAACAACGCTTTCAATCGTTTTTGCTTCAGGTGAGTTCATATCAAATACACCCATTGCTTGTTGCAGCATATCCAACGCCATCATTATATTTAACCGCGCTGACTCTTCTTCGCCGCGCTTTGGTTCTGGCGTACTCATCGGACTTGCCATAGGCGCAGTACCCTCATCCTGCTCAAACGCAGGCGGCGTTGCTGGCTCTCCATCCATGCCTTGACCTGATTTAATCAAGTCCATCATGTCTTGCGTCTTCACAGCCATTTGGCACTCCTATGTTGCGCAGAAGATAGATAGAAATCACCTATTGCGTCAACTAAAAAAAGGGGCAAAATAATACTTTAAGGAATTCGTTACCTACCAGTTGAACGATTTTGCTGATTACGAGTTGCCCCACGGAAAGCATCTCGATTAAAGTTCATGGATGGTGGCTGGCGAGTTGACGCAATATCACGCTGCGTCATGCGAGGCTGATCGCCAGTTTTTACCATAGATTGCGAGTTCATTGATCCGCTACTTTGTTCCATCACATAGCTCCCAGTTGTGGTTGTTCGGGTTGTTCTCCAGCAGGCGCTCCACCTCCCGGTGCCGGGGGTGGTTGCATAGCTTGTTGCATTGCAGCAGCGGCTTCCATGAGCTTTACTTCCTCAACCAGCCGATCTTTCATAGGTGGCTCAACCATTTCCAACAAACTCGACTTGCCTATAGCGCCAGCATTGTACAGGCTAAATGCCAAATCTCTTGCATCTTCCATAAATATTGGGCTATTGGAGTGTGCGTCCACCTTGACTATAAAGTCATGAGTAAACTGCGCGGCAATAAATTCGTTGCCATCCTCATCGCGGTAACGCGTATCGTCGTAAACCATCATCATCTTGAGATACAGTGTTGCCATCTTCTCAAGACTATCTTCAATGGTAAGCGCACGTTTCTTTGCGCGAGAGGAACCTAGTCGTGCCAACTGACTTGCATGGCCTTGGCTACGAACACCCGTCTCACCACGGCCTGACAACACGCTGGTAATGCCAGAGGCTTCTGCAAACATGGCATCAATTTCGCCAAGTTCGCGGAACAAATCGTTCGGTATGTTGGGCGTAAACTCTTCGACCTTTGCATTAGGCATGTCAGAGGCCACCATGCCGTTAGCGCGATTCAAAGCAAACATCTTTTCATCCAAGATACCTTGGAAGCCAATGAATGCTTTAGGCGGATTGACTTGCTTATCCAACAATTCGAGTATCTGTCCGGTGCGTTTATTACGCATCTCTTGCAGGAACACAAGACGCTGCACTTCAGACTGACCATAGTAGTAATCGTATTGTGGCGAAGGGCAAAGCTGAATGAAAGGTTGTTCGCCTTCCAAAAACAAGCTCTTTGAACCACGGTCATAAATTACGATGTCGGGATCAGCAATAGTGACGCACACATAGTCATTTAGCTTGTCATCAAACAACCAGAGTTCGCGCATCTTTACCGTTGGCTCGGCAATCTGCGGCGTGTAAGTCATGTTGCCAGCCAAGTTCATCTGCACGTTGCCGTAGATGGTTGGGTCAACGGCTGATGTCACCAGTCTTTCTACACCTTCGGGATACTTCTTTGTCTGCTGCTCTGCCAAGGCAATGCGGCTTAGAATCTCATCGCGCTTTTCATGCGAATACAAGCGCGAATAGAGTTCTGATTTTGTCATGTAGAACTCTTGCACCATTGCTTCTTGGCGGTCGGTGTAGGGTGTGTCTTCTCGCAACACGCCAAACACGCCGGGTTCCACCATGTAAGGATGGATGCCATTGCGCCAGATAAGTTTTACAAAGGTGGAGTTGTAGCAGAACGCCCAGTTCAATGCCTGACCAAAGACTTGATCTGCATTACTGGCAGTCCAGTAGTCGTGCAGCGCCTTGGTTAGTGCGGGTATTTTCTTTTTAAACGACTCCGGCACAGATGCGCCCATCTTGATGGAAAAGCGCGTTGTGTCTGCCGAGTACATAAAGGCAGACAACTGGTCAATGTGCGGATAGATTTTATTGAAGTGTGCTGGCGCTGAGTTTTGATCGCTGCCAAACAAGTAGTAAGAGCGCAGCGTTGAATACTGCGCTTGCCTTTCGCCCTGCGACACCAGACACTTGTTCATAATGTCGATGTAGAAGGCTTCTCGATCAACTGGGTTTTCAGGTATTCTCATTTGATCTGCAAGTTCTCATGGTCAGGAATGTAAGAGCCAACCTTCGGGCCAGTCAAACTTGCGCCCGATTGCTTAACCGCCTGCATTCCAGAAACCGATTCGCCAGCAATCGAATTCAGGTTGTAGCCACCTAGCTCCGCAGGCGATCCCCAACGTGGAGCAAATGGATTATTTGGTTTTGCATGGCGTGGCGGTTGTGCCTCGCCTTCTCTAGTCGATTTAATATCGCTCATCTTAAAGTCAAGCGCAAGTTGTTTTAACGTTTTGTCATTATGCTTGGTGGAATCACTCTTCATTCCAACAGGTTGCAAGAATACTAATTGTACATCGTCGCACCCTGATGGGCAGACAGCATCAAAGCTTTCAAAGTATCCGTGTACTGGACATTTGTAATCGTGTAATACAGCCATTTAGCCCCTCACTTTTTTAACAGATGTGGTTTTGTATAGTCGTACTTATTAACAGGCTTCACAGACAGGCCGATTTGCCCGTTATTCATTTGCAGCGTATAGCCGCGCTTCATGGTTTTGCCAAAATCTTTGGGGGGATGGTAGTCAAGCATCATGCGGCCTGCAATATCCATCCTCATTCCCGCCTCGCCGTTCTCTAAAGCTAGGAAAGCACGGCTAATTCGGCGCTGTGTAGTCTCAGAAATGGGCATTTTTAGCTCAAAAAACGCCTTTTTCATGTTCCTATAGTCCACTCCAGCAAGTTTGGCAAAAGCCGCCATTGAGTACCCTCTACGTCGGTTTTGGCGCATATTTTCGAGTCTGCGCTTAATTTCGGCGATAGAAAGTACCTCAATCATCAAAAACCCAGTGCTTTTAGGTAGCTAGACACCTGTTTTTGCACCTGAACCTGCCCTCCAGCGCCATTTTCGGTGTCTTGAACCTCTTTTTTCTCTCTTGTAACGCGATTTGCGATCAATCTTGGCTGTAATTGCTCGGCATAAGCGGCAGCAGCTAGGGCTGAAGCGATCACGCGGTCATCTTTTGACCTACCAGCAGCAGCAATCGTGCCGCCATCGCGCACAATTCCTTTCATTTCGTCAATGCACTCTTCCGAATACATCTTCAACATGCCTCGTTCAAAGTAATCCTTTAGGTAATTCAACATTCTCTCCTTAGAAGAATGCGTAGTTACCCATCCAATGCTGTTGGAAATGCCAAAACTATCGTTCCTGCGCCACAAATAATGCTGCATATTGCCTAAAACGTCCTGCAAATGCCGGGCTTCTGAGGCTGGCAAGTTGTTTGCCTGCCGCTTTAGGTTGCGCATTTCGTTAATTACTGCCTGTCCGGGGCCATTGACCTCCAAGTTCAGCAGCGAATTGCCGTAAGCGCCAGCCAAATAGCAGATCACCCAAGCGAATTGGAAGGTATTTAACTCGGAAGTGGCGAATTCTGCAACCTGATCCATGCCATCGGCATAGCAGCGGAAGACTTGGATGCAGAATCTATCTGCCCAATCCGACGATCCATAGGCCGGGTCTGCGCCAATGACGTAGTAAGCCGACGCTACAGGTTCTTCCCATATCTTCAACGTTGCCAGTCGCTCATTACTTTGAATCAAACTGGTGTCTTGGAAGTTGGCTCCCATGCTAAAGCGGTACGGCACGAACGCTGTGCGCTTGGCTTCCTTCATGGAATCCGTACAACGGGCAGTTGAGAAGAAGGATGTGCCCGTCATCACGAAGG